GCTGCTGCTGGCGGACTTACAGATGCTGGTAGAAAAAATCAAGAGGTGCTTGGTGGTGGTTCTGGGAATAATGCAAACGATGAGGGTGAAGCAGGAGATACTTCAAGACCAAGTGGCGAACCTTCAAAAAACGAAGCAGGAACAAGGGATGATTTTGGAGCTCCATTACATTATCCTGTAACTAGAGATTCGAACCAGGATGTTATTAAATTTGATATGCTAAAGTATGAAACCAAAAAAATTAGCGGATTTGGTTTTGGTGAAAGAGATTCAACTAGAGAATCAATTGGAACAGTTACTCTACCAATTCCAGGTGGTATTTCTGATGCTAATGCTTGTAATTGGGGTGATGACACCATGGGTCCACTTCAACTTGCAGCAGCAGGATTGGCATTAAAAGCTCTTACTCCTGATGGAAGCACACCGATTGGTGCTGCTTTGGGTGATTTAAAAAGTCAATTAGTTACAAATAACACGGAGATGAAGCAACTAATTCAAGGAAAATTTGCAGCAACTGCAGTGGGTGCTGATCCAAACTCATTGCTTAGTAGAACTCAAGGAATGATTCTTAACCCAAACCTTGAACTATTATTTCAAGGTCCATCATTAAGACCATTTGCTTTTGAATTCAAAATGTCTCCAAGAAGTGCTGCTGAAGCAAAAGTAATCACACAAATTATTAGATTCTTTAAGCAAGGAATGGCACCAATTAGAGAACAGTCAAGACTTTTCTTAAAAACACCTCATACATTTAGAATTAAGTATGTGCAAATGGGTGATAATGATGAAAATATCTACTTAAATAAATTTAAAGAGTGTGCTCTACTATCATGTAGTGTTCAATATACTCCTGAAGGAAACTATGCTCCCTATGAAGATGGTGCAATGTCATCATATCAAATGTCTCTTCAGTTTAAAGAACTTGAACCTGTATATAATGATAGTTATAAAGACATGCCAACTGACGCAATAGGTTTCTAAAATGTCAAATTACTTCGACAAGGTTCCAGATTTTGAATATGTTAGCAGACTTCCTGATGCATTGATATCAGATTATATTAATGTAAAAAATTTATTCAAAAGAATTGCTTTAAAACAAGACATCTATCAAGACTTATCATTCTTTACTAAGTATGAAATTCTTGGTAATGATAGACCTGATAATGTTGCATCAAAAGTCTATGGTAGGTCTGATTTAGATTGGGTTGTCTTAACTAGTAATAATATTATCAATATTCAGGATGAATGGCCAATGCCACAACTTGAATTCGATACATATCTTTTAAATAAGTACGGCACTTATGATAATTTAAATTCATCTCACCACTATGAAACTACTGAACTTAAAAATAGTGATGATGTTATAATTGTTCAAAAGGGATTACAAGTTCCTTCAACATATAGTATAACTTATTATGATGGATCTGGAATGGTTACCAGTTATCCTGTTGTTGAAATCACAAACTATCAGTATGAAGAGAAATTAAATAACAACAAGAGAAGCATTTACTTATTAAAACCAAGATATCTAAATGTAATCATGGATGACTTTGAAGAACTCATGACATATAAAAAAGGTTCCAGTCAATATAAGACTGAAACCTTGAAGACTGCTGATAATATCAGACTATTTTAATTGAAGTATTTGTCCATCCTAAGTTTGATGTAATACATTCCTAACAACCAGACGGAGAAGAGAAATCCTTCTCCGTAACTCATGGTGTTCCATGCATGAACTGCGCTATCCATTACTCCTCCGCAAGTTTCTGGAAGTAGGACAGTGCATCATCCTCATCTGAGTCAACAGATTTGGTTGGAGTGATGTCAGGTGCATTGAAGTCTGCTGCAGGAGCACTCTTTGCTGCCCAGTCAGGAGCAAAGTTGCCGCGAGAGTTGTCTTCATTATCAGTCTCCTCATCATAACGACGGGGAGCAGGTTTAGCACCAAGCACCATCTTCAGACGCTTATCCAGGTCCTCGTAGGACTTGAATTGATCTGCTGCAACAAGTGCTGACAGAGAGTATTGCTTTTGCCACAATGCTTCTAGTGCATCGTCATCATCCAAGAGTGGTGCAACTTTATCAAACTCAGAAGAATCATAGTTCCAGTAACCTGCAACCTTCTTCAGTTTCAGTTTGAAGTTAGCACCCTGCCAGAAGTCAAAAGGATTGATTGGAGTCTCATCCTCAAACTCAGGTTGCATTGCTTCCATGACCTTATCAAAGATCTTCTTACCAAACTTATACAGGAAGACACGACCTTCATTCTGAGGGTTTGCTTTGTCCTGCACAACATAGATGTTGGCATAGTAAGAGAGTTTGCGTTTCTGCTTACGAACAGTATCCTTATCGGAATCAAGACCACTGTTCCACAGTTCACGGTTATACTCCGACACAGGGTCTTTACCACCATTTGTAGTCAGAGAGTTTTCGATGTACCAACCACCAGGACCTTGGAAGGCATGGGAGTACATCTTTGCCCAGGGGAGTTCTTCTCCGTCTGGTGCAGGCAAGAAACGGATTACGGCATAACCATTGCCGGTCTTATCCATTTCAGGTTTCCATAGACGCTCATCTGCGCCGCCGGAAGTATTGTTCATCTTCTCAACTTCTTTCACCAGTTTAGAGGTGAGAGAACCCAGAGAGGATTGCTTCTTAAGATCTGAAAATGACATTCGGATTACCTTAGATTAATTAGATTTGGCTTGTGTGTACCTTGTTATTCTACTGGTCTATGTCACCATTGTCAATCTGCCGTTTCATTATGTCCAGCATCTTTGACATGTTGTTGAAGACCGTATTCAAATCACCTCCCTCAGGGAGACCCATCATCGTTGCTGACTCGATGATTTTATCTTTCATTTGTTTTGCTTCAGGATCGTCCGATAAACTCAGTCGAGCAAAAAGAACTTTTTGTTTATCAAGAAGTTTTTCCATCATTGCAACATGAAATGATTTCTCCTCATTATTCATTGAAGGAAAATTAAAGACGTTACGATAAACATCTTCTTGTAGTTCACTAATTTCTGTCATCTCAGCACGGACAACATCAGAATCGAAAAAACTCATTTTACTTTAAAACAATTTCCTTTAAAACTTTTTTATAACGTGATACCTCAATATTTAGAAACGGAGAATACTTTTTCATTCTCATACTGACGGTTTCCCACACTGGGTCTTGTAGTTTCTTGTCCCAGTCTTTTCTAAATCCAAGAATTCTATCAAGAATTACCAGTGTTTCTATTGAGATGTTATCTTTTAGATACTCTTTAAGAATTTGTGGATGTGTAGAACCATCCATGGAGAACATAGAATCAAAATTACTATCAACAAAAATAGATCCCGTTTCTTCCTTAAACAAATAAGTTAGTGATTGGGTTCGCTTTTTCCATTCAGTATATCTACCCTCACCTTCGCGGATCATCTCTCCAATCCAAAGCTTACTTGGATCAGTGCAAGTGATAAAGTTAGATACAAAGAAGTCAATCATTTCCTGATCTGTCTTCTGCCTTGATACTTTCTCAAACCAAAATCTATCCTTCCTTTTATAGAAAGATTGTACGGTTGCACGACTCTTACCACAATACTTGTGATAGTCATACTTCTCTTTCGTGAAGTGGTTCTTCAGTGAAAGATATTGTTTGTAGGCATCAAACGGCATCATGAAAAAAGTAATAGGGTCAAATTTTTGCCGAAATTTTTTTCGGACAAAAATAGAATCAAATAGGCAATTTTGCTCTGGAACTTCTCTTCAAGAAGTTAAGTTCTAGTGCTTCACATTTTAACTTTTCTTTGAGTGGTTTGGATATCAGTTTGGGAACTGATTCCACATCAATACTATTGTTATCACAGAAGTGAACAACAGCATCAATATAACTCATTCCGTCGCCGGTATGTACAAGAGACTCAATCTCTTGCGCGAATCGAGAGGGGCAGAAGAATTTACTTTCTAGTGCTTTTTCTAGTTCATTCTCCATTCTCTGTCCTAAGATTGTGAGATACAAATTCTTTAATATAACGAACCAATAACTTAATATAATCCCCTTTGTTTCTTTTGTCAAATACTTTAACCTCACCACCTGGTGTAACCATAATAGTGATAAGTTTTTTGACGGGGATACCAGTCAGTTCATAGTAAGCAGCAGCATAAAAAGTTTCTTGAACGAAATAGTTTTCTAACCATTTCTCAGGTTTAATCTTTTCAGAAGTCTTAAAGTCAATGACTGCTAGCTCTCCCTCATACTCACCGATGCAGTCTACCCTACCAGCTAAACCCAGATACTCAGAGTACAGAGTCCTTTCGATAGCGTGTATGTTATTTATCTTATCCAAATATGGTTTGGCATGATGAAACATAAACTGTGTAAGAGGACGAAAGTCATCCCAGTTTATTTCATTGTTCCGCATGTATACTTCAACTGCTTCATGGAAATCAGTACCACGAGTAGTTGCTTTTTTTGTAATACGATTTGCTTCTTCAATACCAACTCGCTTCCTCCACTTGACAAAGATCTGTCGGTTGTAAAAAGAGGTTACGGATGTGATAGAAGGCACCCAGTCTCCACTTGGAAGGTTGTAAAGACGGATGCCGTTTGTTTCTTTCTTGTTTAATTCAAGGTCACCAAGATAATTACAATGCTCAAAATTCATAAATTCAAATCCATTTTTGCAACTAAGTATTCTTTACAGAGACCAGACCTAACAATATCATCGACGCCAAATTCAATGATATCAACTGACGGCATAACTCTAAGCACTCTCATGAAATCAGCAATCCCTGTCTTCTCAGAGGCTTTTACAAGATCAGATTGAGTAGCATCACCACAGAACATGATCTTACTATTCTCTCCTATCCTTGTAATTATACTATCAAGTTCGTGGAAATTCAAGTTCTGAAATTCATCAACGATAATGACTGCATTATCAAGTGTAGTACCACGAATGAAAGACGTAGACCAGAAACTAATTGTTCCTTGTGCCTTAAGATTACCATACAGCATTTCAAAGTCTGTGTCAGTAGGCATCTCAAACATATACTTCACCATATTCTTATAAGGAATTTGGTAAAGAGAAGACTTATCCTCATGGTCTCCAGGTAAGAATCCAATCTCTCTGGTTGCTACAAGGGACCTGACAATGTAGATCTTCTCGTAAGGAGTCTTTGGGTCAAGAACATCTTTCAGTGCATTGTAGAGGGTTACAAAGGTCTTTCCAGTACCCGCACAACCATAGGCAACAATGTTTTGATCATTCTTATAACAACGGAAAAGTTCTTGCTGGTTTTCTGTCAGTGCCTCGATGGGTTTCATCAAGTCTGCGTTGATTGGTTTCTTTCTTTTCATATGCTTGTTGCTCATCCCGAATGGGACTACTGGTGTTTGAGACTTTCTTTTTGAGGTCATACGCTATAAAAGATTAGAAGGATTAACCGTAGTATCGGTTTTTGCGGACGTTTGCACCTGGTTGTTTAGATGCACGATCCAAGACCTCATTCCATCCATTGGATTTGGCCTCACCAGTCCACTTAAATTCTCTGGACTGTCCCGCACATCCTTCTGACCAGTCCTTATCCCATCCTGGATTCGCATCCTTCCATTCTGAATATGCCTTCATAGACATATTAAGTTCTTTCTTTTCTTTTGTTTCTAAGTTAATAACGGGGTATGTTGGCATAACTCAATTGTTGGTGTAAATATTTATGAAACCCATTCCATTGCTTCAGCAACGGCAGGGAATTGTTCACAGAAGATTTCTTTTGCACCTAATGCAAGATTCATATGTTCCTTCTGTGTACCATTTGCAGAACGCAAATCGATATAATGGATCCATGACCGAACTGAGCCTGTCATGTAAATTTTGGTGGGACATGCTAAAGGAAGCACAAAACGAGCACACTCCTTTGCAATTCCCTCATCAAGCATTCTCTGATAAAGATCCATTGCTTGTACAAAATGTTGTTGCATCAACATTTCAAACTTCTGACTCGTAAACGGGTCAACATCATCAATAGAATTCTGACGATTCTTGGTGTCTTGTCTGCGTAGTTCAGGTAGAGGGATCGTCTTCGCGAGTAGGGAAGAATCAGCATAGCGTTGTGAAAATTCCTGGTATGTAAATGAACGGTGGCGCAGAACTTGAGCTGCAATTCCTCTGGTAGTATTCAACTCCAAAGTCATATATGCTTGTTCGAAGATACTCCAGTGTTGATGCTTTACACAATACTTGAGAAGACCAGAGAACTTTTCATTCTCCTGGTTGTTAGGGTTTGACACACGGGCACAATATGCCATGTGCTTCTCAGCATCAGGAGTTACGCTGATTAATTTTACGTTGTTCTCTTTCATCAAGTGTCTCGTTAATAATGTCTTTTAGTTCTTGTCTTTCTAAATCAGTAAAGACATTTCGTTTTGGTATCACCAATGGTGGATAGGATTTCTTTGATGGTGTTTTACCACCACTAGGAATACTCATCCCTTGTGTATCTATCTTATCCATCGTCATCCTCAAATACTTCATCGTAATCTAAAATGTAATTAGTGCTAGGATCATCAAAGTTTTCCTGCTTAGTTGTATATGAATCAGTATCAGAATATACTTCAGACTCAAGAGCGTCAACCAGCAGTTTTAGATTCCTTACTATCAGTTTTAGTTTATCTCTTTCCATAAAAAATGGGAGGTTTCCCTCCCATCTTAACACTATTCAATTGATTTGGCAATCACTTGGTGTAAGTGTGTCCACGATAGCAGAAGGTGCCATGGGGCTCCTTGCTTTCTACACAACGAGTAGAATACTCAACACCACGATATGAAGTGTGAGAGATCTGTGCGTCGTGAATAGCAGATGCTTTGTTGATCTGCTTCTTGATCATGTTTAGTGTGTTCATTGTAGGTACTCCTAAAGTAGTTGGATTTTTAGGTCCGTTCCTTTAGTCGTTTGCGTCCCATGGATAGCAATCAGGT